GTTTGCCACTCTGCGGAACTTTATATTCGGACATACCGGTCCTAGGGAAAAGCTTCGTAGCACCCCAACAAAGCTGAGACTGTACAACTGTACACACGGGTGCTTCCCAAACACCCGGTCAAGAAATGCGCTCTTCACTACCAAACGGCACGCAGAGCGTTGCCGGCCCTTGCGACGACCTCTACGATGTCGGCCACCCCATTGCCCAAAGCCACGGCTTGCTGCAGATGCTCTGCCCACGACGTGTCAGTCGAGGGCTTGTGCATGCGGCAGGCTGCATAGGCCGGGTTGGACGGGTCGAATCGAACGCGCCACTCGCAACAAACCAGAACCTGCAACGCGACAGCGTCTGGGTTGTAAATGAAGATCGGGTTGAAACCTTCGTGATGAGTGAGGTCCGTGGCGTCGATGGTAATGGGAGCATCGCCGCTCTGGTGCAAGGTGGTGAATTTTGCCAACTCGCTCATGTTGTTCGGCACAGCGTCAACATGCACTCCGCGGAGCGCAAGCTTTCCGGCCGAGCACATCCTGGGGTTGGAGTAACTCACAAGGTTGTCGGCTAAGTCTTGCCAACTAGTGCTGTTGTCACCCTCAGCCAAATGCACCTTATTCTTGCACCTGCCAATGTACACCATACCTGTCGAAGTTTGTAGGGCCTCCTTGTTTAGAATCTGCACTGAGAACGCTGCCGGCGTGACCGACGCAGCTCCCCAGGAGCTCGAGCTCATCGACCCAAAAGAGCTCAAGTAAGCTCCGTTCGCAGAATTGCGTAGCGAGCTCAAAGTCACATTCGCGCTTATGCTGTAGTAATTGCTCCATTGCCCCGCGTCAGACCCAACATCCATGATTGGCCCGAACAACGCCAAGCGTCGTTGGTGATCAGAGGATGGGTTCCAAATCGCGGTGGTACGAATGATGGTGTACGGAGCAACTGCTCGTGGAAGCGGCAAATGCGGCTCCGCGAATGCATTCCAGCATGAGAGGTTAAGTCCACGGCGGCGCCCACCGCCGCCACGACCCTTCCTCGAACCACGCCTGGCACTGCGTTGACCACCTCTCGGCCTGTGCGACCCACTGCTCCCAAAGGGAGCGTTGGTCACTGCACCAGTCCCCTGTTTGATCCCCACAGTCAGAGTCGTGTCCTTGATCGCTCGACGACGCGCCATGGTAATGCCCAACGCAACAGACAACGTTCGACAATCGAAAGGAAATTGTCACCCGCCGCGCTCTTCAGAGACGTGCCGAAGACGCCAAGCGTACCGAAGATCGCTCAAGAGTAAATTATGCTATTTTTACGCAAAATTGAGACCGTGGGCGTACCACGGCAGAGGTTTCGCGCTATTGGGAAGACGCCAAAGCGCATTGATTGTGAAACTTTCACGGCTACAAAAGGGGCGGGAGCCAAACCGCCGGTATGCAATACCTGTTGCCAATTAAATTGCCCATAGAAGGTCTTTGTTGCATGTGTCAGTGCCCTGGGCAAAGGGGCCCAAATGCTTCTTGAACTTGGAGAGGGAATCCGGAGAATTCCTGACGACAGAAAGCATGGCGTCAACCCTCAGGCCAAAATCATTGCTCGTACAGTTTGCGAACAAGTTCCACGCGAGCTTTTCAGGCCTATCATAAGAAGCTGTGCAGTGTTTCCTGTCGACGTGATGAGAAGTGAATGGCACCACCCCGGCTGGTTGAATAACAACATCGCGGCTCTTGGTGCCAAACTTCTTGGCTGCCTCTGGGTCGAACCCAACGTCAGCAACCATGTCATCGCCGTTTCCGACAAACTTCCTAGCTCCACAAACTTTAGCCTGGCTATGCCTGGTGAAGGTGTTGTCCGCGGTAGTTGAGCTCTGACCAGAGGTGTTCACACCCTCTTTGTTGCAGCGCCAAACATCTCCTTTATTCTCGCAGACGTGCTTGTAGTTGAGATGAGCAAGAGTCATGATCAAGCTAGAAACCGCAGGGTCGTCACAAGACATGCAGCGCCTCTTTGCATGATTGAGGTGCGCCTGCTTGTCCATGGTGAAATCCCACATAGATGCGTCACAGGTCAGGAGAAACTCTTCGTCTCCAAAGACTGCGTCAAAAGCCGAGCACAAGTGCTTGATGCCTTCATCATGATGCCCCATACCAGCAGCCGAGTGATACCTCTCTCCTGATTGGTAGTGGTCGATGTCTCTGGCGTTCAAAGCTTTGTGCAATAGCTTCTGAACAAAACTGTCAATCAACGAGCTTATCCAGATCATCCTGTAACGTCCTTGCTTGGCTTTCTTAGGTGCGTGAGGCTCCTGCTTGACGGACAAAAGCAAAACGTCTTTCAACCCATACTTCACAGCTTGCTCTGGAGTGTACCCAGACACGCTATCGGCATGGATTAACATCAAAACTAATCTGCACTGGACCAAGTCGATCATCGCTAACAACAACTCCGGGTCGGTCGCCCACTGTCTCTTGTTCTGCCTGCGAAACCTAGCTGAAACACCCGAGGAGGTGTCCGCCAGGGTGGCAGCAAGCTTATACCAGCCCTCAAATCCTTGCTGGGCGTGCGACTTCAACACAGTGGTGTCAAAATCTGCGACGCCTGCCTCAAGCGCTCTCTCCCAATCAGCTGCAGAAGCAGCTGGAGGATCAACAGAGGCAAGCTTGGCATGCGCCCTCATTGAAGCTGAAATATTAGCTCTAGAGTTCTCTGGAGTGACCCACTCATCGTCTTCGCACCCTAAGTCCTTCAACAGGGCTTTGATCGCGGCAGCTCTTTCTTTAGCCACGTCAGACAGTGGTTTAGACTTCTTCTTGCGGTCAGGAGTGGTGGCTGACTTCACACCGTCAACCCTATACTCCCCAACTTTCTCGAAGAAAGCTTTCCCATTCTCATCTGGCATCACTTCACCGAAAGGAAACCACGTGGGCTGAACGACATCCATATAGGAGCGATAAACCGAAAAAGCATCAGAAGACATAACAAATTCGTGAATTGCATCGACACCATGCAGCTCAACCGCGGACCTCACGGCGGGAGCAAAAGAAAAATCGCCATTGATGACCTGCTTCTTGACATCAGCGAGGTCCAAGGCTAGCGGGAGGCAAACTGCCGCAGCATCAGCGGTCTCTTCCGCGACTGTCGAGAGCGAGATTGCACTCTCTCCAATGCTCTTGGGCGGAAGAAGGCTTGGCTGCGCAGGAGGTCCATCATGAGAAACAGTAGAAGAATCGGCAAGAGCTTCTTCAACATCTTCATATTCATCGTCGTTTTCAACCAAAACAGGTAAGCTCTCGCCCACCGGCTCGTCGTCTCCACGTCGGCGAAAACGCCTCCCAATGTGGCCCTCATAGGCTTGACCTCTATCACCGTAGATTTCGCTTATTATACGGTCTTGGGCGGCTTCCCACAACTCGTCGTCTTCATAACACTCTTGCGAAACCCTGTGGAAGTCTAGCGGATCCCTAACATTATCGTTGTCGTAATCCAAAGACTCTCCAACAGCAGCTTTCATAACGGCAGCAAAGACCGAGTCGTAGTACAACCCCACGGACCTCATGTACGAAAAGATGATGTCGAAGCTGACAGCCACATTGTACTTGCCCGTCAGGTCAACAAATTTCCCCTGAGGGCGCGCAACGTGGAATCCGACGTACTTGGGAACGCCTCCAACAAAACGACGCAAAGCTCCTCCACTAGAACCAGGCTGAGTAGAAACCTGATGGAAGACCAAACCGGCCCTCTCCACAGCCTTAGCCTGTTGCGGGAGTCTCCCTTCTGACACAAAGAGAATTCCTTCGGATCCTTGGCCGTACTGGATGTCGATTGAACCTGCGTTCGGAGAAGCGAAGTCCTTTGAGGACAAGGCCTTGGCTCCGATAGCGGCCCACTCATTGCCAGTCAAGCGTGCGACAGCAAAGTCAGTCGCCCCTCCTTCAACATAAGATAAAGGAATTGAAAACCTGCTGACGGCTATCTTAACGCCTGCGGCTTTGGAGTTGCCCCCGGAAAGCACGACGAAATCTTTACCCCGTACAGAGTGGCCGCAAAGGAGAGCACATCCTGCGATGTTCAACCCCATGCTGTCGTACACTCCGCTGGAGGTGTTGACTCTAAAAACCCCTTTCCAGAGAGTTTGATCCAAACTCCTTGAAACTCTTGCGTCTGGGAGAGCTGACTCACCACACGTAGTGGGTTGAGGCTCACTCCAACGCCAATTAACACGGAAATCTTCATCAAACCCTGACCCACCGGAGGGTTCAAGGCGCATCAGCTTTCCGCCGTCGGCCACAGGAAAACGATAATAGTAAG